ATCCCGCCCATACGGGCTAAGAATGAGGCTCTACGGGGGTTATCACCGCTCTTTACAGGTGCCTTGAGGGTTCCACCCTTATAGGATGCTCTGCCCTTGGCATTAAGCCCACCCTTGGGGTTTTTGCCTTCTTTGCGTGTCCATGCTGCGGTCATTTTTTTTTCCTTGAAACCGCTGCATTATCTACAAGATTTGGATAAGGTCTACCAGCCTTCTTAGCCCTTGCTTTAGCAGAACTCTTTTGTGCTGGTGTTAACTTAGTAGATGTTTTTTTAGGATTCTTCTTATCCCAAAATGCTTTCTTCATTTGCTCCCCCTAATAATTTCTTTTTTCTTTGGGTCAATGCGTGTTTTTTCAGTGCCATTTTTTCTAAGAATAACAATTACTCCGTCACGCATAATAGATTTATTAAACCCATCGTGACGTTTGCGTTGACCCGATGACATTATTTCTTCTTGCCCATTTTCTTCATACCCATTTTAACTTCTTTTGCTTTCATAGACTTTGATTCCATCTTCTCACCCATTTTGTAAGCAGCCTTTTTTGCAGCAGCCTTACCTTTAGCGGTGTATGGGAACTTCTTATTTCCTACTTTTGGCATTGGTTTTTCCTTTCGTTTCTGTGAGATTACCTTTATATCTCCGCCAACACTTATGTTGTATTCAGCGGAAATTCTTATTGCCCTACGAGCAGCAAACTCTGCGCTCTTAATAGAGGACTTGGTATAACCACCAGCGGCTATGGCACCAAGAGCAACTGCTCCGCCACTGCCTATTGCGTATAAATTTCTATCATCCCTAGACCAAAGGTAATCATGGTCACACTCATAGATAACTCCGTTTAAACATATAAGAGCATCAAAGCCAGATTCTTTATCTTCTTTACTGGCATAGTAACCATTATCAGCCATTACTTCCCTGAGGGAAGGTAACACTTTTGATTGCATAAAACTATCTATATGTATTGATTTAATATATTTAGGTGGGTGCCAAAGGTAAGTGGCTATATTACCAGCGATTGCATCGCCTGCAAAAGCAAATATGTAATCACCTTTTTTAATAATTTTTTCTTGACCCTTGGCGTAATAAGGTTTGTCATCATAGGTAGTCATGGAATCTGCGGCTAACAAAGCCCAGCCATTTCCCTGAATACCTACGATGGCAGTCATTAATTACTCCTTAAATCCACCAGTGTTTGCATCATACGCTTTGCCAGCCTTATCAGATGCTTTAATTGCTTTTTCTACTTGAGCCATTGTAGTGCCAGCGGGTTGGATACCCTGCTTTCTAGCATTTCTATAGGCTGTAAGTTCTGAGTCCCATTTCTTTTGTGAGGTTGGTCTGCTTGCATCACCTGAACTCATCTGTAAATTAGATGCTCGTAAACACTCACCCCAATCTGCATGGTCTTGGCTTGGGCAACCAGTTCTACAATTACTCATACTGCCGTTATGTACTCTGTGTATATCCCGCCAATGCTTGAATCAATTAAACGGTTTTTTGTAACTTCGTCAATAATATATTCATGCCCACCTAAGTATACTTCAGTAGCGGCAAGGGTTTCTGTTTGAGAAGGATAGCGATATGAAGAATACATATTATCAATCATTAACACAGAAATGCCACGATGGATTCCATAACGGCTAAAGAGCCAGTTATCTCCCGCTGGAGTTTCTTTAATAGTGGGTGGTATAAATTTATAGGTAGCCATTACTTTCTTTCTACTTGGTAGTAGAGGGCGGAAAACCGCCCCCTACCCACATGCTTAACTACGCTGAGATAGATGAACTAGACTCAATACGATATAAAGCAGCCTCACGGTAGCGAGAGAATCCTAAGACTCCGTACCAACCGATTGGGCGGAAACGCATCAAACGGTCCGTTACTGGACCAATGATTACGTTTGGTTCTTGTGCAACTGCTTCAGCCAATGCTTGCTTTCCGCAAACAATTGTGCGGTAAACAGCAGTTACTGGAGTAACTGTTATGGTTGTTGTCGCTGTAACTGCTGCTGTGTGAGCAGTATCTACAGTGATTGTAGTTGTTGAACCTGATGTTGAAAGCGAACTGATTTTTGCAGTGCTTGCAATACCTGTACCTGAAATCTTATCTCCTGCTTCCGCAGAAGTAGCGATTACAGATGTTGATGCAACACCAAGAGTAAATCCTGTTGATGTTCCAGCAACAGTTGCTGCAGTTGTAGCAAGTGCTGTTTGGTCAGCGCCATCTAATGTGCGTGTCATACGAGGTGTTTCAATAAACATTGCACCTTCATATGTTCCGATAGAACCTGCCCACAATTGTCCGTTGGCAGAATCTGTATATTTGTGAATATCGTTCCATCCACCAGCACCAGTTTCAGCACGTAAATCGTGTGAAATCTCTGGGTGAATACCTGTCCAATATAGGTTTCCCTCACGAGGGACAGCCTTATTTGCACGAAGTTTTGCAACTGCTTTACGAACGTTTGCTGATGTTAATGTATCAGTTGCAGTTACTGTTGCTGTTGAAGTACGGGCGGTTGAAGATGCTGAGTAAATAACATTGGTTCCACCGTTTAATACTGCAACTGCAATTTTATCTAGTGAGTCAGCCATGTTGAAGGCAATTAAGTCTGCAACTGCTGGGTCTACATCAGATAGTGAGAATAATTGTAACTTACGAGTTACAAGTGATGCGTTGCCGTACTCATTAAGAGTTACGGAAACGGTAGAAACATCTGATAATGCTACTGCATCTGGGTCAGTTGTTTCTGTGAGTGTTGAAGTAGCCGCGGTTAAATCATTGTAGAGTGAGAATACAACGCTTGAACCTGGCTGTGTTTGCTGAGCAGGGCGCTTGTCGGCAACTGAACGAATCAGTGGCTGAGAACGAAGCGCAAACTCAACATAACGGTCATACGCGGTTTTAACTAAGCCAGCGAGTGCTGACGAGTCTGTGTATGCCATGTGGGTTCACCTCCTGGTGATTGGTAGTTTTTAATAAACGGAAACACCCAAGATGTCATTTAATTCCGCTGAACTTTTAGCATTAAGAATACGACCCATTGCATCTTCATCTACGCCTGGAGGCGTACCTGTTGCTACAACATCGTTGATTCTCTTTTGTGCTGCAAGTGCTGGATTGTTAGCATTAGCATGAGTTTCCTCTTTAGTGGCTGTTGCCGACTGAACTCCAAATACATCGCCGTGTTCATCTAACCAAGCAGTAACTGCTTCCTCAGTAATTTCAATATCCTGAGGGATAAACGCTGCGACCTTTGGGTTAATACCCTTTGCGGTCAGAACATCTTTTACGGTGCGCTGACGAGTTTGATTCTTTAGAGTGTTAGCCTCTGTTTCAAGTTCTTTCAAACGCTTTTCAAGCGTTCTGTTTACTTTCCGTAGTTGCTTAACAACATCTTGAGGCTCATTGTCCTCATCCAAGAAGTCGTCTTCATCATAGTTGGTAGTCATCTACCTATCTCCCTTTCGTTGGTTGTATTCGCAATCCACAACATAACTCGGGGAAATTATGTTGGCTATTGCTACCAGTCTTTTACACTCCATTGGGCTGGTGGGTCAATGGAGGATTCTATTATATGTTAGTTTGTGTCTTAAGTGATGAACTTGTTAAGCCACTTTGCCCAGCAAAACGTGCCTGCTCACGAAGTGCACGGCGTTGAGATTCAAGTTGTCTAATTTTATCATCACCAAGTGTTGAAGCAACCGCTTCAAGTTGATTATAGTTTTGACCTTCAATTCCAGCCAAACGAGTTTGTGAATCTGCCAAAAGTCTTGCTCTACCAAAACTATCTTTAAGTGCATTAAGGTCTGAGGTGCCAGACACATTGATATAACTTTCAGCATCTGTTTTGGAAAGATTAAAATTATACATATTAGCAGCAGCGCCAATTTCGCCAGCACGGATTTGTTTCTTAACAACATCCATTCCCAACTTAGGGTCAAGGAGGTAAGAAACTGCACCAGAAACGTCAACGTCATAATATTGATTAAGAGATGCAAGAACATCTGGGTTCTTTTTAACTCTATCTGTAGCCATTTGAACGCGGTTTTCAAACTCAGTAACTGATACTTGATTAGCAATAATAGTACCAAGTTTTGAGGTAGTTCCAAATACTTTATCATCTAGGCCGTAGGCTTTAAGAACGCTTACCATGCCACGCTCCATAGAAATATATGTAGCCTCATTAACTGCTTTGCCAGCATCTGATAATGCTTTCATGCCAGGGAATCTTTCTTTATATGCAGTGGTTCCTAGAAGGTTAATTTTAATTTGAGATGCAGTTAAATCTTGTTTAATGTAATCATCAATAGTGGTGGCTAATGTTCCAAGGCCAGCAAGGTTAAGGTTTGCTTTAAAATCTTCAAGGGCAGTAGTTGTAGCAGCACGGGCAGCATCTGTTTGTTTTACAGTTAAAGCATCAAACTTAGCCTGCCATGTAGCATTAAGGGCTGTAATTGCTTTATTAACTGCTTCATCTGTGGTTAATTGTGGAGTGCCAGTGGTTACTTGGCTTCCATCGCTATAGAAATTAGTAACAGTTCCATTGGCATTAGTTACGCTTCTTACTAATGTTTTACCACCAAAAGTTTCAATAGTTGCAGTTGAAACATTACCTGTTCTACTTACAAATTCATTATATTGAGCAAGTTTTTGTGCTGGAGTTAAAGTTACACCTTCATTAGAAGATTCACCAAATTCATTTGTTGTTGGTCTGGCCATTATCCCATGAATCCAAACTGCTTCATCAAATCTGCAGCCATGTTGCTGTAGGTTTCTTTAGCGTTTTTTGTATACTGCCATAGTGGGTCTTGCTTAACTTGCTTAGTAAAGTCTGACAACATACGAGCATTACCAGTGGTAGGGTCAATAACCTTTCCCATCATGTCTTTCCAAGAAAGATTATCGGGGTCAACCTCTAATAAGTCAGACATCTTTGTGCGATAGTTATTAGTTATTTCATAAAGAGTACGGCCTGATTTGATTGATTCAGCAAATGGCTTGTATAAATCCATAGCCTGATTTCTCATTTCATTTAAATAATAATTGGTATCGCGGCCATCGGTGGCATCAAGTAATGATGTTTGAATAGTATTAAGGTAATTTTTATCAAGAGTAATACCGTAGTTTAAAGCAGCGTTTCTAATTGTAGTTACAGAACTACCAATAGTTCCGCCACCAGTAAATAATAATTGGGCGTTATCGCCAAGGTGTTGAGTTAATTGAACATCAGTCCAACCGTTTTGAAGTTTAGACATAGCAATGCCTTGAATAGTTGCACTATTATCATAAACTTTACCAGTAACTGGGTCTACTTGTTGTGTCCTAATACCAAGTTGTTCAAGTTTAGCGGCAACATTTGCAGTTTCAATTTGTAGTTTTTCTGCAAAATTTGATTGATTGCGTGGGTCATTAGTTTCAAGGAAAAAGTTACGAAGGCTTGGCAATGTTTGTTGATACCATTTGGTTTGCTGGATAGCCTGATTAAATGTATCTTGAGTCCAACCACTGTTTGGTGCCAAAGCCTGTTCAAAGATTTTATCAATTTCATTTTTAAACTCTTGAGGTAAAGTTTTAAATGTAGCCTGAAGGTAGCCAATCCATGCTG